TGGCAGGGTACCTTGCAATGCCATTGCTGGCGTTTCAAGCGCCGTACAGTGCGAACAATTGTTCGGGTGGCAGGTAGGTACCAGACAAAAGAAAAGGCCGCCAGCGGCGGCCTAGTCTCGGCGATGGTGCCAGCCCTATGATAGGGCTTGACGTCGCGTGTTGAAGAATTCAAACGTCTGGTCATCTAGACCGGCCCAGATTGACGTTACGCCACACCGGTTTGCAGGATAGAGCGCGACGCCACCTGCAACCGTTGTTTCCACCTGCCGCGCGATTTCATAACCATTTAGATCATGGCCGCCATTGCTGGTGCCGTAACGGTGACCATACGCCTGTTGTGTATGGGTTATAATGGCTGCATCACCGTGTGCGTTGCGCCACTCTGAAACACGGGCGCGGATAGTATCAGCGGTCCAACCGGTTGCCGCGCTCAGATCGGAAACATGGCACCCACCGTCACGACGGCACATGTCCCACATTACCGCCAGACGTGACCCTATACGGTGTGGCGCGTCTGGTGTTGCGACCGTAGTACTTTGCGGCGCGGTATAGTCCAGACGCTGCAAATCGCTATAACGAAAAAGCGCATCTAGTAGCAAACACCAAGCTTCAAGCTTTTCAATGTCCAGTGTGGATTGATGCTGGCGGAATTCAACCGTGCCAATGCGCGACCATGTTTGCAGGTTAATTGCACCAAACTTGCCGCCAAGCATATCGGACATGCTTGATGCGGTATCTGCATTGGCAAACCTATCGGCGGCATGGCCACCAAATCCAATAGAACGAATTGAACGGCAGAACCTGCTAGCATTGCCACCGTCACGGCGCGACGGTGCCAGAATGGCGTCTATATCGCTTTGATGCGCGGCATAGCGTTGGATAACGTCACGCACCAATGCAAGCGGCATAACGTCTGTCAGATTTGGCGCAACATAATAGCAACGATCTGGCGCGGTATGCGCCGTTTTTGAAGCTTGCCAAAAATCGCGCGGGGACATTCCCTTAACCATGCGGTTGCCAACATGCACATGCAGACCGCAACCGGATTTTGAAACGCGCCCGCCATTGCGTTCGATGAATTCCAACAGCATGCGGACGTCATCATGCGCGCCGCCTGCCATATGAAGCGGAAACGGTGGCAATACGAATTCACAATCTACATTAGGGCTGGCGTCATATTTCGCTTGAACCCATCCGTAACCGTTACGATCCAGCAATTCCTGCCAGTCATCTACACTGAGCTGATTACGGTTGGCATTGTGGATTTCGATTTCGGCACCGCCGGTCAGGAAAACGTCATTTTCGATCATGTTACTCATTGATTTTACTCACTTTTTTGGTTGATGTATGGGCATAGCTTCGCCCCTCACCTCTCAATATAGTGGCCCATGCAATGATTGCAAGAACAATTGCACACCTTTTATATATAGAAAACAAATTATCTGCTAAATCATTGGATTCATTGAATAAATCAGCACAGAAAAATGGGGCCATATCTGACTGAAAATCAACCTAAATCGTGTTAACAAAAATCCAGAACAATTGTTCGGGTTCCAGCTCACATCCGCCCGGATTCAGGACAAAAAAAGGGCCGAACCCGAAAGCCCGACCCCGATTCAGATCCCGAAAGCCCGAACAATTTATAGCCATGCCCGATCCTCCCCGATCCAAGCCCGATCCTCTGAGTAGTCACGAGCGTTATATAGCTCCGACTCGTCCAGCCCGAAGTCCCGATATCCCTCAAGGATAGTCTTGAAATAATCGTTACTAGGATCTCCATAGCCCGATCTGTTCATCTGATAAGTAAGCATACCATTGATCATGACTTTACGATAAAACCCGTGCGATACGCCTTCATACCTGTCCAGCGCTGCCTCGTCCTCTGGCCCAATCTCCCAGATGCCTACCGGGAGCATATCTTCAGGCTCCCCGATTTCGATGTCGGCCACACCCCGGAAGATAAGCCGCCACCCCGGAAAGTATGCAGCCCCTAGCGGTGTTGCTGTGGGGCTGCGATATGACATTTGCTCAACGTTCAGATTAGAACCGTAAGCAAAATAAAGTTTTCTCATTGCCATTTGTGGACAACCTCCTCGCCTACAATGTAAGCGTACATATTGACGACCCGCTCTGGATTACTGAGATCAGTTGTCACCTCGCCAAAGTTTTCTTCTTCATACTCTTTGACGGTGCGGATGATTTCAAAAGCCTTGTCACCCATCCATTGTTCGGCCTTGTATGTGCCGATAATGTAATAATCCATGTTGAATGCGTGATGGTGCCAGTCGTCTTTGTTTGCTTGCAGCCACTCGCGATCCTGTTCTTTGAGCCAGTCGGTGAAGTGTTCTGCGATTTCGTCGTACTTGTAAAAGTCTGAGTTAGCCATGACGGCCTCCCTTGTTTGGTTGATGTGTATATATATAAGCAATCATTGCATACCTGTCAACAAGAAAAAGCAGAGAAAAGTATCATTTAATACTTCTTCTACGGATCGACAGCAGTGGTAATGTCGGCATTGGTAACACGAACAATTGTACGGGTTCTGAGCTGCGGGCAAATAAAAACCCCCGGATCCGTGCAATCCGGGGGTCAGACTCAAGGGCTGCCCTGAATCTATTTTTTGTACATCAACACCGCTCCGAGTCCGAGGGTTGCAACGGCGATGTACATAAGTCCGACATGAATCCAGAACGCTGTGTCTGTCGTCGGCTCTACTCCTGTTAGCAATACGAGCAGCAGCATCCCTACACTCGCAATACCAAATCCCAATCTAGGCATGGCTTCCTCCTTAGTTGATTCATTATATATAGCAGTCATTGCGACCAGGGTCAAGAAGAAAATACCCAACAGCAGTATTATTTGTTCCAGTTGTGCAACCAACAGCAGTGTTTTGTGTACCTGTAGTGTTACGAACAATTGTACGGGTGATTACGAAGAGGGAACGTGGACACCGGGGCTGTGACCAACTGCGATATTACGTCTACCAGTTGTGCTGGTGTTCGTTTCAACCCCGAACAATTGTACGGGTTTGTCCCGATCCCGAAGAAGACCCGGCCACCGAATCTCAGCAGCCGGGCGAGTTGAGGGAGGAATACCCCGATCATAACCCCGATCCCGACCCCGATGTCAACCCGAAGCCCGAAGCCCCGATCCCGATGGCCCCGAACCCGAACAATTCTTCGGGAAACCCCGGCGGCTCCGCCTCCTCCCCCCACGCGGTGTGCGCAGTGGGGATTAGTGGGACTCTCGCTATATTAAACTGTATCTTGTGGGTTATGCTCAATAACGTCTACATCTGGTGTTACGTTACGCATTCTGCCCTCTGCTAATCGGCGGAACTCATCGAGTTTCTTGGTGATTTCTTCTTTAGTAGCGGCGGTAACATCTTCCTTCACAACGTGCTGTTTGTTAATCAGTAGTCCGGCTGCCTTCAGGCGCAACTCTTCGGCCCTAATAGCTTCGCTTATTTTACCGGCTTGCCAAGCGTCATCACGCATCTTCTTCAGATCCCTGATAGACTTATCCACGGTCACTCCGAACCGTGCTTGTGCCTCCAGCCTCATCTCTTGCAGGCGCTCTTGCACTACGGGGTTCTGTAGCAGTCTAACGGCGTACACTGTTGGGTTCTTGTACCCTGCTTGTCTCGCTGCTTCTGTTTGGGTCATATCTTTGTGCAGGTAGTTATTCAGGAACTCCTGTTGCTGGGGCTTCAGTCGTCGCTGTCCTGCTGCGTGTGCTTCTTTGGATAGGTTCTCGCCAACCTTTGGCATAATGCGCTCCTAGTAGCTTATATGGATAATATTAGGGTTATCGTCATCGACGTAATAGAACTCTCCGCTTTGTGTTTGTTTCCATCCTGCGTTGAGCATTCCTATTCGTTCTGCTTTGGCATCCAGCATTTCTTCGATCATTTGTTCGTATTCTGTCAGCACTTCTTCTTCATCATCCTCATCTGGCAAACTGAAAACGATAGAGCCTTGTTTGCTTTCATCGACCCATTCTCTGTCATCATTCCGCTGTGATAGGATGCTACAGTCAGCGCACATCGTTACATCGCCATCTCTTTTGACAACGACCCCTGTGATCAGCTTTTCGCACCCACAACATCTACCAAACCATTCTTCTGGCTTCGCTCCGATATTGTTCAACATCCTCAATGTATCTTCATCTATCTCGCTCATGTCTGACCTCGTGCTATAGGGTATAGGTTCGTATACCTATACCCTTATTTATAAGGGTGAAAAATGGTAAGTAGTAAGTTTGAACGTTTTCAATAACTTACAACCCCATTTTTGGTTACTTCTCGCAGTCTTTGCAACTGGTAAGTGGTAACCAACAAACCATTGAAATTGTTATGTTTTATCAACTTACCACTGTTTACTTACCACCGTGGTAAGTAGTAAGTGGTAACCAGAACGAAACCAGAACAATTCATCTACCACCCTTTTCGATGGCATTTTATGACCCTTTCTTTTCCAGCTTATAGTCATGAACAATGGTCCCCAACTCAGAGTTACCTCTGATATG